GGTTCATATTACTTGACTCCTGGTGGTGGTTCTTGGACTACTTCTTCTGTAAGCCAATCATTCAGTTATAAAGACGATAAAGATATTAATGTTAATGTAACTTCAATTGTATCAAACTGGTTTAGTGGATCAACAAATGCAGGTTTTATTCTTAAGCATCCTAATGCAATTGAAAATAATTCAGGAAGTTATATAGCTTTGAGCTTCTTCTCTGTAGATACTCATACAATATATCCTCCATCATTAGAAATTAGATGGGATGATAGTTCATTTATTACAGGAAGCTTGAGTGTAATAAATAATACTAACAATGTAATTACTTTAGGTAACAACTTGAATGATTACAAATATGGAACAGGTAAGTATAAGATGATGATTAATGCTAGAGACAAATATCCTCAAAGGGTGTTTACTACATCATCATTATATACTACTAATAAAGCGCTTCCTCAAACATCTTATTGGGCACTTCAAGATGCCAAGACAGAAGATATAGTAATAGACTTTGATACAAATTATACAAAGATTAGTTGTGATACAACTAGTAGCTATTTTAATTTATATATGAATGGTTTAGAACCAGAAAGATATTATAAAGTACTAATTAGAACAGATTTCCCTGGTGGTGAGTCTGTAGAAGTAGACAATAACTTAATATTTAAAGTTGTTAGATAACGGCCAATGTAGAAATGGTTAAGGAGATTTATGGTCTTAATACTTATACTAAAGCTATTGATACTAGCTTTACAGAATTAGTGCAATCAACCACAGGAGTAGAAGTTGAAACCATTACTGTAGATAGATTTTTTGAGTATTATGATGAACTATTTTTTAGTATACCTGTTTCAGGATCTATAAACTCTCATACTTACTTAGTAGAAAGAAGCCAACAATATATAGGAGGTTCTGTTTTAGATGCTGAGAAACAGGCATTAATTGAAGAGATTAACTCTTTACGCCAACAATTATTAGATATAAACCAGAATTTCACTAACCTTAATCAAATAGCATAATGGAATTAGTGAACATAACATACTCAGGAGAAGGCATACAACCAATAGAACTAAATCCATTAGATAAACAACTTGTTACATCTAATTTTATAAACTCTCAATTTGGTAATACCAATGACTATATGGAATTATTCATATATGATCAATCTGGGCAATTACTAGATCAAGATTATGATGCATTTGATTACTATCCTTACTTATTAAATAATCCTCAAAATAATACGTTCTCTGCATTAACTTTAGATCCTGAAAGAGATTTAAAGAATAGGGGGTTTACAAGAGGCAATTTAAACGCCCAATATAACTTTTATACCAAACTTTTTAACTCTCAATTTGGAACTTTCTATTGGATTAAAGAAATATCTACATCAAGAACAGAGTTAAAGTTAGCATCTCAAGTATTACCGAATTCTGTAATAAGAGACGGTTTTGCTAGATATCAAACTTATATATCAACAAAGAATTATTATCCTGTATTCTATCTTAACTTTGGCAACAATCAATTAGTAACAGCAAATAATGTAGCTTATACAGAAGATGAAGAAGGGGGTTATTTACTAATAAAACTCTATGAGGCGCTTCCTGTACAATTCGATTTAAAAAATCAATTATGGATAGTAGATAAAGTTGCTGAATCTGTTAGCTTCGATGTATCTATTCAAGTAGAAGCTGAGTCTATAAATCAGGTAAATAGATTAAGAGGTCCTAATTTTAATGTGCAAGTAAATAATAAAAACGGACAAACAACCCCTTATTACAACTATAATAATCTTTTAGCAAGCCCAGTTTCATCATCTTTTCAAAAGTTACTTAGCTACTATCAAGATAGATCTGTATCAATAAATGTAAATTATAGTAGTTTTGCAAACTTCACACACTTTTCTAGTGCAGTAGAAAGAGTAAACAACTTTGTTTATAAACTACAGCAAATAGAATCTTATGAAGCACAAGAGTATAGCCAATCTCTTGTATCAGGAGGATCTCAAAATGTATCTTATGCTTCTTCATCTATAGGATCTGCTAGAAGCGCAATAAACAATATAATAAAGAATTTTGATACGTATGAATACTTCTTGTACTTTGATTCATCAAGTTGGTCTTGGCCAAAAAGTACAACTACACAACCATACCAGCTATATTCCACCACCTCTCCACAAGCTACTAGCTTTTTAGGCACTATCAATACTGTGCCTTCTGCAAATACCGCATCTTTATTATGGTCAGCATCTTATTATGATACAACAAATAAAGATTTACTTCATAATTCTATACCCCAATACTTATTAGACGATCCAAGTAACCAACCATTCATTACCTTTATGGATATGATTGGTCAACACTTTGACAATATCTGGATCTACTATAAAGATGTCTCGAACAGGTTTAATGCAGTAAATAATCCAGATAAAGGTATATCACTGGACCTCGTCTCTGACGCATTACGCGGCTTAGGCTTCAATCTATATACGAACTCAAACGTATCAGATAACCTCTATTATACATTGTTTGGAATCAACCCAGATGGATCGTTGCTTCCTCCAACAGGGTCAGAAATCATTACGAACTACGTTACTTCAAGTTTAACTACACTTCCTGCTCAGACAATACAGGACGAGTTATATAAAAGACTTTACCATAACCTTCCTTACTTACTTAAAACAAAAGGTACAGAAAGAGGTGTTAAGGCATTAGTTGCTACTTATGGTATTCCTGACGGTATCTTGACTGTTCGTGAGTTTGGAGGAAACCCTGATACAACTACAGATGGTATATATGATTTAAACACATCTGATTATAAAGTAACTATTGCTACAGGATCTAACGGTAATGTTACAGGAAGTTTAACTCTATCCTCATCTTTACTTTCTCCATATACTACTATTCAGTACTATAATGAAAACAATAGATTAAATAGTAAAACTGTAGAAGTAGGCTTTTCAACTGCAGATATCATTAATCAGAATATAACTGCATCACAAGGTTATTTTGATATTGATCAATTGATAGGACGTCCTTCTGACCAATATTCATCATCATATCAAAGTCTTGTTAGCGCAAGTAATGCTTACTTTGCAACTTACACCCAACCTAATAGTATTTGGGAATATATAAGACTATTAAAGTTCTATAACAATACTATATTTAAAACAATTAAGGATTTTATTCCTGCTAGATCAAATATTTCTACAGGTATTATAGTAAAATCTCACTTATATGAAAGAAACAAATATGCTAGAAATGAACCTAGTGCAAATTTTGAAAATTATTCACAATCTATAGATATAGTTAGTATAACTGGTTCTGACGGTGGGGCTATTTTAGAGTCAACATCTTGGAATGGATTTTTATTAACACAAGAAGGATTATCTTCATATACAAGCTCAAAAAATATTGAAAAATATACAGGAGAATTAAGTGGTTCACAAATAGTTATTACAGATGGTCAAGCTTTTAATCAAAATGAATTATCTAGTACTCAAGGCACTAATTCAGATTTCATAGAGGTTTCTCTTGGCGCATTATACCAAAACGTTAGTTCATCAGTAAGATCACAAAATTTATTAGATCTTGATTATTCGTCTAATCAACTAATACCAGTAAACTACACAGCAGTCACTTATTCTATAAGTCAATCTCAAGTAAATAATTACGAAACATACACGAATCCTAATAATCCGTATGCGCAAGTTCAAGATTATAACTATAATATACAAAGATCCACAATACCAAGATACGATGGGTCTAAAACAATAAGTGCAACTTATAATACATTCACAGAAGGAGATAAATCATACGGTAAAACTGCTGCAATTGATAAAATTAAATATCAATATGCATATCTTGTAGATATTTTTACAGGTTCTTTTAATTTGTCTAAAAGAGCTAATGCACATATTAAATACATTATTGATAATGATGAAAATGTACTTGATTTAACAAAGCTTAATAAAAATATATTTTTTACTCAAAATATATTTAAAACATCCGAAATAATAAACGTTTCTTTATTTAATTATAATAATATAAGTCCCGATGTTCAGTTTTTAACTAACAATACTTCTATGTCTATTTATGAAGGAGGTTGGAGGTATTCACCAGTTCTATTTAATATAAACGGGGCTAACACATTAACATATACATTAACAAATCCAACTTCATCTACTACAACTACAGGAGGTTCGTCTGCTCAGGGATTATCTCCTGCAGCGGGGGCTTCTTCTTTTGTAACTTTAGGATCAGTTGATATAACATCAACCTCAACCTCAGATAGTTCTACAGCTACTATTACTAATGTTTTAACATTTACATTAACTAGAACGGGGACTCTATTAACAACCCATTTAGGAAAAGATATAACAGTACACTTTAATTATACCGGGTCTATAATAGATGTAAATGCTACTGTAAATGGGGGTGCTGAAATTAACAATATGGGTGTCCAACAACCAGGTTTTATAACTAATCAAAGTACAACACCAGCTCAGACTGTGGGAGGTAATATAACTTATCAAGATGAAGGGTCAACTGTTATTCCTGCTAATATTAATTCTGTAACTTTTTCTACAAATTTTGTAGTAACTTTTCAATCAGCTAATGCAACACAATACACTTCTATAAATCTCGGTAATCCAGGAGCATCTCCCAATGGATTTATCAATGTAGGAGGTAACGCTATATTTACCTCAGCAACTACAACTACTTCAACTACTAACTATGTGACAAAATTAATTGATCCAACAGGATCTCTATATGTAACATCAGATGGAGATACCATAAGGTTTACTGCTACCCAATCATTATATTATGGTCAATTTAAGCACTCTGCTAGTTTTAATTCTATGGATAATATTGTATTTCCATTTACAGTAGACTACGGAGATATGATTAAATTTAGTAGTAGCCTTGGAGGATTTGTTGAAGAAGAAGAGTACAGAGTATTAAACACTTATACACAAAGTTTAGGAAGCCCAGCCATAACTTATTTATTTGCTACACTAAATAGAAAAATTAATTTGGCATGTTTAGATGGGTTCACATCTTACCCAGCAACAGCAAGTAGATATATAGTACAAAGACATATTCCAGATGAAACGAATGTTATTTTAAGATATGATCCATCAAATCAACTTACCCAAGATGGTATCCTCTTTCCTCAAGATATAGATGATACAGTAAGAGAAAATGCTGGAAATGTCATAAAATCATTAAAACAGCAAAATTTGTTAGAAGTTGGACAAAACACATTAATTTTCGAATAAATTTAAAAATACTAATTTTACCATATTTATTTTAAAGCTTTTATCTTATGTCATATTTAAGTAGTACTTCAGTCGTAGTAGACGCTATTCTCACTAAAAAAGGGAGAGAATTAATGGCTCGTAATGACGGTTCGTTTAGAATTACCCAGTTCAGTCTTGCTGATGATGAGATTGATTACACTTTATACAATCCTAACCATCCTTCTGGATCTGCTTTCTATGGTGAAGCAATTGAGGCAATGCCAATTCTTCAAGCTTATCCAAATGATCAAGAGATTATGAGATACAAGTTGATCACTCTACCAAGAGGAACAGCTAAGATTCCAGTACTTGATCTTGGATATACTTCAATCACTATTAAGCAGGGTGCTTCTTTAGCAATTACTCCACAGACTTTAAACTATCTTGGAGCTACATCTACATTTGAACAATCAGGTTATATAGCTACAATTGGTGATGTAAGAACTATGAGTAATTTTACAGGAGTTGGTATCAATACTCCTGAAGCTACTAGTTTGAATACCACAACTACTATTGGAACTAATGTAAGTAAAACTGTAATCGGCACCACAATTAACTTAACTGCAACCACGGTTAATACTTTGTTTGGTACTAATACAAATCTTTTTACAACACTAGTTGTAATAGGACGCGATTCAGGAGCTAGAATTTCAATCCCTGTAACAATTACTAAAGTATCATTTTAATAGATTAAAATATGTCATTTACTAGATTAGACCCATCAGATTTTGTAATATCTACGGATTCTGTAACGGCTCCAGCTTGGAGTAATAATGTACCTACATTAACTTCATTTTTTACAGCTTCAGCTAGCACAACAGGTAGTTATTATATAGACGTTTACAATTTAAGTACTACTAATCCTTCTTCATCCACTCAATTTTCAATTGCATATGGGCGTTCAGATGGTTCAGGATCTGCTCCATTAAATACATTAGTAGTTGGTAAAACTCCTACTAGGATTAATTTTGGCCAATATAGAAACTTAATTTACGGAGATTCTGAAACTAATGTAAATTTTGGAGGTCTTAATACAGCGTCTGTTGATCTTATAGCACTTCAAATTGATAGAAACAGATATAAGGAAAGTTTATTCCCAGGAACATTTAACGTAGTTTTTTCAGGATCTGTTGCAGGAACTACACCACTTAAACTAACTGATAACTCTAATCAAGTAAGTACAATCAATTTTTTAGACGGAGGTAGGGTGTTTGATATTATTTCAGGATCTAATGGTGTGGCTACTACAGCATCTCCGCTTTCAGGTGGTACTAAAGGATATACAGCCTCTGGAAGTTACGGCTTATTTTTACCTGATATAGGATTAATTTTATTAAATCCTAGCGCTTTAATATTATCTACGGCATTAGGTGGTGTAGGACTTGTTCTTAATAGTGGTAGTAGTACTGTAGGTGATTCATCAACAAATATGCACAACATATTTAAAATGATCAATTCAGGAAGCTCTTTTTCATTAAATTCTCAAGAAACAATATCTTCTGATTACATTTTTGTTAGAATTAAAAACCAAGATTATAACTATACCACTAACCCGTCATTTATATCAGGATCTACAGGAACATTAATTTATTCAAACCTTATTAATAGTCCTCAGACTTTTCCTACAACAGTAGGTTTATATAATGATAACAATGAGTTGTTAGCAGTAGCAAAACTATCTCAACCTTTAACAAAAGACTTTACAAAAGAAGCCTTAATTAGGGTAAAA